GGCCCACCGGGGCCGCCGTGATCGAGGCGGTGTCCGAGAACCAGACCAAGTACAAGACGGTCATCGTGGACACCATCTCAGAGCTGCAGGAGTACATGAAGCAGCACACCACCGAGGTGGGCTACGGGCTCTGGGCCTACATCGCGGACAACTCCATCGACGTGATGAAGATGCTGCACCGCACCAAGTACGTCAACGTCATCTTCATCACCCACGCCGAGAAGCTGAAGGAGGAGGACTCCGGCAAGGTGCTGATGAGCCCGTACTTCCTCGGCAACAAGACCATCGAGCAGGCCCTGAAGCCCATCGACCTCGTGCTGTACCTGGCGCTCGGCAAGGATGAGCAGGGCCAGCCGGTCCACGTCCTGCAGACCAAGGGGGACGGCAAAATCGACGCCTCGGACCGCTCGGGGGAGCTGCCCTTCCACATGGGAGACGCAACATTTTCTGACATCTACCCCTATCTCGCCCGCTCGGAGCAGTGATAAGCTGTTCCGTATCGCTTACTACTCTGGTAAGCCGCCAAGAAAAAACAGTAACCAGTAACCATCGCATCCAGTAAGGACACCACACACCATGGCACGTATCAGCCTCAACGTAGACCAGGAAACCCTCGATGGCGCCGGCCGCCAGTTCGAGCCGGTTCCCGCCGGTGACTACCTCGTCACCATCTTCTCCATCACCGAAGACGCGGTGAAGGACGGCGACAACAAGGGCAAGCTGCGCTTGAAGTTCCAGTTCCGCATCGCTGACGGCGAGACGGCCCCGGACGGCAGCAAGCAGGGCAACCGCCGCCTGTTCGCGGACATGAACGCCTTCGAGGGCAAGAGCCAGAAGACCGGCGAGCCCACTCCTCCGTATGACTTCCTCGCCATCGCCAAGGCGCTGGGTGTCGCGGCCGAGGACCTGAAGGACGTGGACACCGATGACTGGCTGGGCGAGGAGCTTCAGGTCACGGTCGGCCACAAGAAGAAGCAGGAAAAGGTAGGCGACAAGTGGGTTGACAAGAACCCGGTCGAGTACCGCGAGGTTGTCCGGGGCTTCCGCTCCCTGGCCTCCGTGAACACCTCGGTTGCCGCTTCCGCCGCCGTCGCCGGCAAGGCTCCCGCAGCCGCCGCCGGCAAGGGCAAGGCAGCCGGAGCCAAGTTCAAGCTCTAAAGCAGTACCGCCCAGCCTGTGTAGGCACACAGCCCGTTCGAGACGGGCGCTGAGGCACTTAGCAACAAAGATGGCCCCTTCCTCGGGAGGGGCCTTTTTACCGAAGGAGCCGGGGTAATGCGTTACAACAACGGGGGCACCGTATGAGCGTGCAGGAACAATACGTTGACTTCCTCTGGGAAGGACTGCAAGGCCGGGCCGTGATCGCACGCCTGGACGGCAACGGGGCACCATCGCAGCAGCGGTTCTTCAGCTGGCCCGAGCAGCGCGAGCAGCTGCTGAAGCTGACGGCCAAACTCACCGGTGAGGATGTCTACACCTCGCCCTGCCTGTTCAAGGGCACCGCCGGCGCGCGCAAGAGCCTCGCCCGCGCCATCCAGGTGGTCCACGCGGACGCCGACACCTTCAACGTCGAGGACGCCCTGCTGCCGCCCACGGGCATCGCGCAGACCTCCGAGGGCAAGACCCACATCTACTGGCGGATCACCGACTGCCATGACCCCGCGCTCATCGAGCCGCTGGCCCACAGCGTGTCCAACACGCACGACAAGGCCAAGACCGGGCTCGATAACGGCTGGGCCGTCAACAAGCTCCTCCGTGTGCCGGGCACCTCGAACACCAAGTACGATCAGCCCTTCCTTGTCAGCTTCGACGGCTCCGGCCCGGTCTACACGCTGGCCGAGTTCAGCGCCGCGTACCCGCCGGTGGCCCAGATCGTGGACCAGTTCAAGGAGATGGGTGAACTGCCCCGCATGGGCGCGGCCCTGAAGTCCCTGAAGGCCTCCCCGGGGCTGATGGAACTGCTGAACAAGACCACGCCCGGCAATGTGGATCGCTCCGACGCCCTGTTCCTCCTGGAGCAGGAGCTGTTCCGCTGTGGCGCCACCGATGAGGCGGCCTTTGTCATCTGCCAGAGCCACCCCTTCAACAAGTTCGCTGACAAGGCCAACTCTGACCAGCACCTGTGGGATGACGTTATCCGCGCCCGCGCCAAGTCCGAGCTGGGCGAGACCGAGGAGGACCCCGGCTACGAGGCTGTGGTCACGGTGGAGCCCACCATCAAGGACAAGTCCGTGGACTTCCTGACGCAGGCCGAGAAGGACAGCCTCGGCACCACCTTCATTGATGACTACATCGCCTGGGCCACCTCCAAGACCGACGCGGCCACCGAGTACCACGTCGCCTCGGCCTTTATGATCCTCTCCACCGTGTTCTCCGACTTCGGCCACGCCGTCCCCAAGTTCGGCCGGCTGCCGCTCAACCTGTGGTTCATGGTGCTCGGGGAGACCACCCGCTCGCGCAAGTCCACCACCCGTGCGCTCGGCCTGCAGTTCATCAAGGCCTTGGCCGTGGTGCCCGAGGGCGATGACCCTGACGCCCCGGACTTCAACTACGATCTGGGCTCCGACTTCACCCCGGAAGCGCTCGACAACGAGCTCCTGAAGCGGCCGAACCGCTCGGCCCTGCTGCACCGCGATGAGGCCCAGGGCTGGATTCAGGAGATGGACAAGAAGGCGTACATGGCCGGGGCCAAGGGCAAGATGACCGAGCTGTACGACGGCCATGTCTCCGGCAAGCTGCGCGCCACGGGCGACAACAACCGCCGGGGCTCGGTGGACGTGGCCCTGACCCTCTTTATGATGGGCATTGCCTCACAGGTGGCGGACTACCTGACGCAGGACGACTTCCGCTCCGGCTTCCTGACCCGCTTCATCTACATCGAGGCCACCCCGCCGCCGCGCACGGCGGCCTCGGACTGGCTGGAGCAGGCCGACATCCACGAGGTCAAGCAGGGCGATGAGGTCTTCATGGCCATGGTCCACCGGATCGAGCGCGCCCGGGACCACTGGTGCTCCTTCGGCAACCAGCCCGATGGCCCCACCAACCCTGTCCCCTGTGTGCCCGAGGCTTGGCTGCGGCTGAACAAGTTCATCACCGACGTGCTGGACGCGGCCGAGGGCCACCAGCGCCACCAGATCATCGAGGCCGCGTCTGACCGTCTCACCAAGTCGATCCTGAAGGCCGCCACGCTGCTGGCCATGCTCGACTGCTGCGATGAGGTCCAGTTGCCGCACATGCTCGCGGCCATCAATTTCGCCTCCAGCTGGTTCACCCACATGGTGAACATGGCCAACCGGATCAGCGAGTCGAGCTGGGCGCGCCGGCAGACGCAGGTGGAGGAGTTCCTGCTGGAGAAGGGAGGCGCCGCCAAGTGGGAGGTGGTGTACCGCCACTTCCGGCAAGACCTCCGGGCCGATGAGTTCCTGAAGATCATCCAGGCGCTCACGGACGCAGGCATCATCCAGGTCACGCCCATGGAGAAGGGCGTCCGCTACATCACCCGCATCGACTTCGAGGAAGAGATTGCAGCGTGAAGACGTGTGAATGGTGCGGCATCGAGTTCGAGCCCTCCCATGAGGAGCAGGCCTACTGCAAGCCCACCCATGCCAAGAAGGCCAACCGGCAACGCCACAAGGAGCGCGAGCAACTGGAGGCCGCCGGCAAGTGCCCGACGCCGTACAAGCGGGTCTGGATCGACCATCCCGATGCGGTGAACTGGGACCTCCCGGAAACTCAGTACCTCTACCACTGCCGGTGCGGCGCCATCCACGCGGCCACCATGAAGCGCAAACGAACTCTGAAAGCAGCAGCATGACCTCCCACACTGACCTTATCTTCAGCGCGGCACCTACCGAGATGAAGGATGAACGCCTCAAAAACCTCATGCGCGCCAAGGAGGTCTGGATCACTTCGGCCCTGGCAGACCGGCGGGAGCGCATGCTGATGGCACACGAGCTGCACGCCTTCGAGATGTTTTCCCTCAACCAGCTGGCCAAGATTTGCCGGCTGACGGTCCCCACGGTCTCGCGCCACATGAAAAAGAACGCTGTCGGCGGAAAATTCCAGCCCGAGGTCTTGAACTCACTCATTTATCTTCGTAGGCTCGTGATAATAAATAGTCACATACCCGCATCCTTCGTGAAAGGTGCGGTGGAAACCGGAACCTCGGTGGGTGTTGTCGCCCGGCTGACCGGAGCCTCGGAATCATCCCTCTATTTCAAAACCAAACAGTAGGAGCACACCATGAAACTCATCGGACTCACCGGCTTCGAGGGCGCAGGCAAGAGCACTGCCGCCCAGTACCTTGTGGAGCGCCACGGCTTCACCCGACTCAGCTTCGCGGCCCCGCTGAAGAAGATGCTACGGACCCTCAACCCCATTGTGGGCAGCATCTATGGGGAGGAGTACACCCTCTCGGAGGTAATCGAGACCTACGGTGGGGACGAGAACGCCGTCAAGAACTCCGGCTTCGGAGATGAGTACCGCCGACTCATGCAGGTGCTGGGCACCGAGTGTGTCCGGGCCGAGCAGGAGGACTTCTGGACTCTGGCAGCTGACCGCCAGATGTCAGACCCCAACGCCAACTACGTCTTCGATGACACCCGCTTCCCCAACGAGGCCCAGTTCGTCCTGGACAAAAGCCCGTGGGGACTCTGGTGCGTGGAGCGCGAGGGCTACGGCCCTGTCAACGGCCACGCCTCGGCTGCACTCGCTGGCAACCTCGGGGAGACCACCTTCCTCTGGAACAACAGCCTCGAATCCCTGCACGATCAGCTCGACCACGCCGTGGAGCAGGCCTTCGAGGACGTGTCCGTATGAGCGTCAAGGTACACCGCCCGGACAACCGCTTCCCGCGCGGCTGGCAGGCCATCTGCAGCACCCACCTAATCGGCCTGAACAGCTCCAAGCCCTCCTGCATCAACTGGGCCGAGCAACACGTCAAAGATCAACACCCCGGAGAAAAAGTGGAGGTCATCCATTGAGCAACAAACCAAGAATCGGTAGCTGTGGGCACGCCGAGCGATACCCTGACAAGCTCTCGCTTTACAACGCCAACTATGAGGTTCTTCCTCCCTACGTAAAGGTTGAGGAGTACAAGGAGCCGTGGCTGGTAGACCGAGGCTGGAAAACGCTGGGCCAGTTTGATTCCTTCGATGAGGCTTTGGCCTTCATGCTGGAGCGTGTCAGGTGAGAGTTTACCTTTCGTCAGCCGATGTCGTGACGCCTCAGTGCCTGGAAATCATGTCCCGCGTCAAGAATGACACCATCCCCAACATCGAGCTGGAGTTCAGCAAGATCGTGGGGGAGGAGCTTCCGCCCAACGCCACCGTGTTCGCCATGGGCTCCTACGTCCGCAAGGGCGATGAGCGCGTGGTCCCGGCACCGTCCGTGGCCCAGTGCCTGACCAAGCCGGACATCCTTACCCGCCTGGGCACGGCGTTCCGGCTGCTGGCCACCCCGCCCGAGCTGCCCGAGTTCGAGTACACGGTCATTGATGACCTCACCGATGCCATCGAGTTCGTGTCCTCGCTCTCGGACTACCCCAAGATCGTGGTGGACATCGAGACCTCCGGTGACATCTCGGTGGATGAGGCACACCCTCAGCGCATCATCTCCATCGCCATCACGGCCGGAGGCATGGCCTATGTCTTCACCGAGGAGTTGTGCCAGTCCGGCCTGTTCTACGCAGCGTTCTGCATGTTCATGGAACGCAACGGCATGGTGGCCGTCAACGGCAAGTTCGACCTGAAGTATTTCCCCGACTCCAAGTTCCGGTTCGTCCGGGACACCCAGCTCGCGCACTATGCCCTGTTCCCCGCCGCAGGGGCACACGGGTTGAAGGACACCACCAAGAAGTATTTCGGCTTCGAGGACTGGGATGAGCACGCCAAACAGTACACCCGGAAGGCTAAGTACGACACCTACGAGAAGTTCGAGGACGGCAGCTGGCACGATGCGCGCGAGTACAGCTCGGGCTCCGGCTTCGAGCGTATCCCGCGCGCCCTGCTGTACCGCTACAACGCCTTCGACGTGTACGCCACCTGGCACTGGGATGTCCTCATGGAGGAGATGCTTGCCGATGACCCCGACAGCCAGCAGGTGCTCGATCACCTGATGAAGCTCTCGGCCATGTATATGGGCGTCGAGAAGCGCGGCATCCGGCTGGACATCCCGTACCTGGAGGAGCTATCCGCCACCCTCACAGTCGAGAAGGCCGAGGCCGAAGCCAAGCTCAACGAAATTGCCGAGCAGCCGGTCAACCCTCGCTCCCCGCTGCAGGTCAAGAAGTGGTTCTCCGATCACGGCGTCCAGCTGAAGGGCACCGCCGAGCAAATCCTCGTGGATTTTGTGGAGGAGGAGACCAAGACCTACAACGACGCCAAGGCCGTATTCGACCACGGCCGGGGCCGCAAGGGCTTCGACACCCCGGGCGGCTGGGTCGAGACGGATGAGCCTCTGCCAGCACTTCCGCCGGCACCGGAGGAGAACCAAGAGGTCCAGTTCGCCCAGCAGATTCTTGTGTGCCGGGACTACACCAAGCAGCTGGGCACCTATGTGGACGGCTACCGCAACCAAGCGGACGCTGACGGCATCGTGCGGCCCGGGTACAAGCTCTCGACATCGACCACCGGCCGGCTTGGCGGGCAGGGAGCCTCGATGCTCACGCTGCCTCGTGACAAGCGGCTGAAGAAGATGGTGCTGCCCTACACGGACCAGCACCTCGTGGTGGGCGCTGACCTCTCCCAGGCAGAGCTGCGCGTCATGGCCTGTGAGTCCATGGATGAGTGGTTGATCGAGGCCTTCCAGCCGGACGCCCCGGACTTCTTCGACAACCTGCTCACGAACGCCTACCCCACGACGGACTGGTTCGAGCTGCACCACAGGGTGGATGTCACCCATGAATGCACCGAGACCGAGGCCAACTTCTACAACGGCAAGCGCGCGTCCATGAAGGGCGTGGTGTACGGCAAGTCCTTCGGGCGCGGTGACATCGCCATCGCCAAGGCCCTGAAGATCGCACTGTACGAGGCCCAGCGCCTCAGCGAGGCCTTCATCCGGCCGGGCTCGATGTTCGCCCTGTGGCGTGAGGAAATCACCGAGCGTGCACTCAACGGCGAGTCCATCGTCACCAAGTTCGGCCGGCACTTCCAGTCCGAACTCATCACCAAGAAGAACCGCCAGTCGGTCATCAACTCGGCGCTGTCCTTCACCTCGCAGTCCACCGCCAGCGACATCTGCCAGAGCGCGGCCCTGGAAGTGGACAAGAACCTTCCGGCCTACGGGGCACACCTCATGGGAACCATCCATGACGCCATCTACGCCTCGGTTCCCAAGCACGAGGCCGAGCTGGTTGGCCCCATGATCGTGCGCGAGATGGCCAAGGCCGGCAAGGATGTCTACGGTGATCTGGTGCCGTTCTCGGCCAGCTGGGGCAGCGGAAAAAATCTCGCAGAGGTTTAGGTATTGAC